TGGCATCACGTTTTGATAATGCGTCCAATGAGAAGTTTTGCTGCTGCATGTAAACCGTGTCACCGCCTTCCAATGGGCCTAAGCCAAGCTTTTGACGCGCTTCATTCGGTGTCATGATTGCCGCACCAACACCCTCTTTAAGTCGCTGCATCTGAGATACCGAATCCATGCGGATCAATGTATCCAGATCAAGAAAGGCTTCTAAATTCGCGTCTTTAAGACCAAGGCTTTCATCAAGCAGGTTTTCACGTGATTCAATCAGGCTTTGCAAGCAGTCTGAATAATAGATTTCATTCAGATCGGAAACTTTCTGGCCGGCAGGGATGGTGCCAATACCTAATTTGAATTGCGGCACATGAAAAACAGCGCAAATAACTTCATTTGTCATTCGCATCTGTTCAATTAACTGAGAATCTTCAGCGGACATGGAAATGGCTTTAAAGTCCAGCCCATCACCGACGACCGCAGTGCATCCTGCATTGACACCACCATAGTTTTCATTCCATTGCTGCTTAACTTCCTGCGCCTTTTCTTTTGAGATAGGTCCGGGTGCTGTCAGGATTCCACCTGGGCGGCTATTGTTCTTGAAATATTGGCGCTGACTTTGTTGAATCTCTAAGCCATGCCCTGCTGCTACCGCGCACGCTGTAATTGGAGATAAGCCCACAAGTGGATGGTAAAAACAGTTAATGCGGTCATGAATGATTTCGGATGCTGGCACGACTTCATGCGAAGTCTGATTAAGCCGATCATCATTAAGTTGATAAAAGACATCACCAGCATCACTGATCAGTGGCTTTGTCAGGTCGGGATTTAAAACTTTTAGCCCAACAACCTTGCCTGAGAAGATATCCCGCACCTTTATCACATAAGTGTTACCGCGAAGCAATAATGATGTGGTCCATTGTTCGCTGAATTGCTGCCATGTCTGATAATGATTTGGCTTATTTAGAACGCTAAAACGCTCTGGAATATCTTGATCAATCCAGACACCTTGCTGCTTCTTTTTTAGCAGAATCGGCATCTTGCCAATATCTTGAGAAATCAATGAAACACAGCTAAATACCGCATGATGTGCAGCCAAATCCTCGCGAGTCAGTTCATCGTTTTTCTGCCAAGCACCAGAATAAGGCTCGTGCACAAATAAAGAAGTCCACCCTTGGTTTGAATGGACACTTTGCAGTGATTTTTTTCGGAAAAGTCTGTCAAAAATGCCCATCTAATTGCCCTTATTCTTCAGTTTTAACGACTTTCTTTGGCTTTGGAGTTGCCTTTTTTGCTTCTTCGTAAGCTTCCGCCACACCTGTTTTAATCAAAATGTTTGCTTCAAATTCGGTAACTTCAAGCACATCACCTGGATTGGCGTTATGCATAACCTTTAAATATTTAATCTTCATAGACTGTTCCTATAGCTAAACAATTGTGATGCTTAGATATAAAAACAGCCCCGGTTAAGGAGCTATTTTTTGATGCCTTTAATTAGCCGCCAGTTGGTGTGTAATCCAAGAATGCCGCTGCGATTGGGCGACGTTTTGCCCATGTGATGAATTTCTCAACACGTACAGCAAATTTGTTTTCTTGCCATAAGTGGTGAGTCGTACCACCATCAACCAGAGTTGCTTGGTCGGAGTAAGACACATCCACACCACCATCCTGAGCAAGCAGGATTTCAGAGGTTTTAACAAGAATGATCTTGTCGCCAACAGTCTGAGAGGTGATAACCGGAATACCCATTAAGGTACGTTCACCACGCAAAGCCATGCCTTGGAAGTAAGTGCCGCCTAGCGCATCACGTAGCAAACTGATTTGTGCAGCACGTGTTTCCGACATGATGAAGTACGAACCATCAAGTGAAAGGTTTGCAGTCACAAAACTATTAACCAAAGCTAATAGGTTAGCTTCGTACGCTGCCGCAGTGGTGCCGGTATTTGCTGTTGCAGTCACAGCATTTAAAACACCAGCAGGACGAACAGCCGTGCCAGCAGCCGCATCAAGGAATGTGTTGTCAATCAGTGTTGCGGTTGCAGCGATTAAGTCATCACGAACCAAAACATCAACCGCAGGATCAGAACGACGCATTAATTCCTGTGTATACACAGTAATTGCAGCAAGCTTGTGTTCTTTGATTTCAACTTCACTGAAAGTTGGGTTTGTTAAAGGTTTTTTAGCACCTTCACCTACCCATGACGCAGTACCAGCAGTTGTTTGACTTGGGATTTTTGAATTAAATGGCACTGCACGGAAGCCGTTTAATTTATCGAATACTGTTGCAGCGCGAAGCATTTCAACAAATTCACCTACCAGGCGGTTTTCGGTAACAAGTGATGCCGCAAAACCAGAGTCTGTAGTGGTACCCAAAGTTGCTTTTGTCACAAGGTCCTGAACCTCGTCACCAAAGCCAAGTTGTTTTGCCATGTCTACTGGTGTGATGTAGTGGCCTTTTTTGGCCTCAAGTGCGGCTGCAAGTTTCGCTCGGGCATATTGAGCAAAGCCAATACCTTTAGCTAAAGGCACGATTTCAATTTTAGAATCCCTGCCTTCAGGGTTCGGATTGCCTTCAGCTGAGGCTTTTGCTTGTGCAGCGGTTTGGCCAGCAGCAGGAGTTGCATTTTTTGCAGCATCTTCTGCTTGTTTGATCATGTCTTTAACACGGTCAATGTTTTTCTGAATAGTAGCGATTTCAGCATCAATTGCATCAATCTGCTTTTCTTCATCTTCGTTTGGCGTTTGACCACCATCAAGTGCTTTGGTTACGATGCCTTGCTTTTCAGCATTCTTTGCAGCAAGAGCATCAAGCAATTGTTTTAAATATTTATTCATAATTTCACTCCACCCTTTGTTGGGCAATTCAATTTGACTACTACGTGTTTTTGTTCTGCCGAATCGCCAGCAGGGGTTTTTTCTACTTTCGGTTTTTGCGGCTCGTCACCAATCGCGGATTTTTCTTGCTGCTCGAAAGATTTAGAAATCGATTTAACTTCTGTGATGGATGCTTCTGCATTTGCTGGGATAGTTACGGCTGATAATTCAAACCACTCCCACTCTTTAAAATGCAGACCCCATGAACGAGGGATGTCTTCAACTGTGAGACCGCGAAAGCCAATAGATAGACCTTTAACCAGCCCTGACTTAATGGACTGCCAAGCCTCATCAATGCGGTCTTTCAGCTTGCCTTCTTCTTCGATCTTGGCGATCTGAACAGTCACCTCAATTCCTTTGTCTGTCACTACTGCTTCAGTGACTTCACCAATTGGCTGTGAAGGCATGTGCTGCCAAAGGAAAGGAATAGGTAAAGCAAACTTGGCGCCTTGTGGATCCACAATATCGTCTGCTCGATCCGGACTTGGAGTTGAAGCAATTCCCTTAATAATTCGTTGCTCAGCATCAAACGACTTGACCTGTAGCAAGCTGTAAGCTTTTTTCATTGGATTCCCCAATAAAAAAGCCCGCTTAATGCGAGCTTTGGTTAAAAGATTTGGTTAGATAAAGAAGACGTTGTATTCTTTTTCGGCCTGTTCTGGATTCATACTCATCAAGGCCACCGCGTTAAACGTAGCGATCAATGGGTCAATCTTCCCAACACCTGATTCCTGTTTGCTGATCATCATGCCGTTACCCTTCACGACTGCTCGCGCATTACCAACACACCAGGTCATTAAGTCTTGCCCAGCATGGTAAAGATTGCCTTCTGCTAATTTGCGCTCTGTGGTGAGGATATAGCCCATCAACTTAAAACCTTGAGCCACTGCAATGAGCTTATCTTCAGGAATACCAGCATCGAGCAAGCCATCTAAGAGACCACCTAGACCCAGTGGATCCAGTCCAATTTTGTCGAGCTTGCCCGAATCAAAAACCTTCTTGGCAATGGCTGCCAGCTGGTCAATATCATCACCAACACGATCAACAATGGTCAGACTGCCTTCCTTCTCATAGTCAGCGTACTTTGGCGCATTCTCTTTACGTCTTTCGACTGCGGTTTTGTTGCACCAAGCATGATTCCAGAGCCACCAGATTCGAGAATTCCCCTTTAGCCTACCAAGAGCACTAAACCCCAAAAGATCGTCGAGCCCCCCACCATCTAAACCAAGTGTGATTAACTCTGATTTCTCAATCAGTCGATCCAGCGTGATAGTGTCTCTAGCCTGTTGCAGCCAATATTCAGCACCTGCCCAACGGTTTGCACGCAGGTTCATGCCGATTTCGATGTTCAAATGCTTAGCAAGGAAGTCTCGAAGCGACTCTTCACCTGCATCTTTAACCTTGTTGTACTCTGAAATCAGGTATTCAAGGTCTACTGAAGCACCTAAATTCGGATTGGTGATGTAGAAATTCTCTGGCTTTAAGTGTTCACCAGCTTCTATCAAGTGCTTAGGGAACTCATAAATTAGCGGTAAAAAGGCTTTATCTTCCTTAATTCCGTCCCTTACATCGCGTGCATAATCCAATAATTGCTTGAATACACCACAAGGCACTTCATCTGACATGGTAGACAGATAGATCACGCAGCCCTCAGGACGTGATGCCAATCCACCTTTTGCTTCACGGAACATGGATTCTGCATTGGCACGCTTACCAAAAAGCCAAACCTCATCTATCAAAATGATTGAGGCTTTCTTACCTGCAGCCGCATTTGATTCAGCGGCGATAACCTTAAGTGTGGCGCCTGTACCCAAGTGAGTAACTGTTTTGGTGTGCTCAGAAATGTTGATCATCGCACTGAGTTCTTCATCAGCTTTAATGAAGTCTCGGATCGGATTGAAAGAGTTATCAGCAACTTCTTTTGTTGGTGCCAAAATAATAAGTTCTGCCGAAAGTCGGTCATTCAACAGCAGCAAAGTCAGCATGATTCCAGCCGCTATCGTTGATTTCGTATTTTTCTTGGAAATCAGAAGAAAAAATTCACGAATTAAACGACGTCTAGTTTCTGGATTTAAAGCACCTGCAATTGCTCGGACAAACTCAATCACCCATTCCAGTGTGACATCGCCCATCTTTGGGCTATCCATTACATCAACAAGAATAAGCTCTTTAAAAATACGTTCAGCTACATCTGCCACTTGAGGAAACAATGGTTCGCATGGCATGAGCGACTGTTTTTTGACAATACGCTCCTCCCAATCTGGGCAAGCTGTTGTCCATTCTGGGAGCATTGCTGTCATTTAATTCATCCATTAAAAAACCGCCTGAAGGCGGTTCTTATACTTGTATCTTAAAGGCATCAGCTAATGGTTTTAACCTACTGACCAGATCTTTAGTTATTACATAACTATTTGTCCATTCCTGATCAGCCATTTTGTATTCAGTATCATAATGTGCAACTACTTGTTCAACAGTATCATCCACATATACGCCTAAATACTCTTCTGGATTACTCATTGCAAAAATAGCGTAATAAGCCTTTTCTAAATAAAACAACTCATTCAAAAAACCCTCATAGATACTTGTTGTGAGATCAACAATTTCTTTGGTGGTATCATTATCTTGGTCGAATGCTTCAATTAGTTTTTTTAGATTATGATTTTCATCCATTAAATATGCGTGCCTAGCATGCATTTCTACTTGTTTGTCGCTCTTTGAATTTTCATCGTCTTGTATTTCTAACTTGTATTCCAACAGTTCCCAATACAGTTTTTGCACATGCTCGTACAGTCCCCAACTTTTAGTTTCAAGTTGCTTAGCAATATGTTGCTCTCTCCAATCACTAAAAAAGAATACTGCAACTATAGGAGTCAAAATCGTTGCTCCAAAGCTAAAAGCATCTTTAAATAAATTATACGCTTTTACAGAATCATACTTAGCTTCAAAAGACAAATCGCTTACAAGCAAGCCTCCAACAATTAGAAATAAAGTGATTAAGCCACTCATCCACCATAAGGTCTCATCTCGTCTTTCTTTAAAGCTTTTTATTTTCACAACTTTATCCCCTCTCTTGAATCAAAGGGATATTAATTTAAAGACTAAAAATAAACCATTGTAAGGTTAATCTTTTTAGCTAGGTCTGCTGATTTGAGCATCCAATGTTCCAAATTTACCGCCTTTGGTAGCTTTCTTCGCTTCTTCTGTTTTCGATTCTTTCTTGCCTTTGTCAGCAACCTTTCCATGTACATAAGGCAATGCAGCTTTTGCAGCATTCACTCGCATGAACATGTCGTCGCTTTTATTCATCACATCAATGAGAAACTGTAGCGGATCATCTTTGGCGTAGTTCTCATCATCCAAAGGGTTGTCATTTTCCCCACTATCCACCGAGTTAACTTTTGGTTTTTCTGGAGTTAACTTTTCAGCCTTAGAGGTTAACTTTTTAGCTGATGAATATTGGTCAATATAGGCAATTATTTCTGGATTTTTTGATAGTTTTGAACCTTGCTGCATTGCCGATTTTTCAGGGTATCCTGCTGAAATTGCAGCATCTTTATTACTCTTGCCGTCAACAACAGCTTGAGCAAAAGCTTTCATTTTTGCTGTTAAAGCCATTGCGACTCCTTAACTCTAAAAGTTAACTTTTAGCTAAAAAGGGAAATTTTTTTATACGTGAGATGGCGGGTGGTGTCCGCTGGCAAAAGATTTTGAACTTTTTACCTCCCCCCCCTCCGTCTACCAGTCTGACCACGGATTTAAGATTCGCGGTCGATTCTTTTGAAACTTATATGCTTTGTAATCACGGCGCCAATTCCAAACGAAATACACCAAAAGAGCTACAGGCGGAGCAAAAGACAGACCAAGTAGAAAAAGTATATGAATATCAGACCACGTCATTGCCGACTCTCCTTCTGTGTCTTCTTCTTATGGCATTCTGGGCACAACGATTGAAGATTGGATTCATCATCCGTTCCACCTTGTGCAACATTGATGATATGGTCCAGTTCAAGTTCAGTGGTTACTCGACTACAGCATTGGCAGGTCCATCCATCACGCAGATGAATCTTGTCCTTGAGTCTTCGCCATGGTCTACCACCTCGACCAGTGCCCCAGTTCTTCTGTGGTCTTGGCTGCTTAGGTGTTACAGCCTCAAGTCTGGTTTGTAGTCTCGGCAACTTCGCCATGTTGTACCACCTTTAACTCTTCAACCAATGCATCAATCTGCTTCTGATTAGTTGGATAAACTTCAATGATTGCCTTCCAAGGTTGATTCACCTCGGCTTTCAAAGTGATACTCATAACCCCTTCAAGATAACTACCATCATCCAACAATACTTTAGTGCCTTGTACTAAATGGGCGTGCTTATTTCCCTCCTTCTGAGGAGGAATGATAGAAACTACTTTAGCCATACCTAATCATCCAAATTGCGTGAGCTTCTTGGCTCTTCACCTTCATCTTCCAATCGAATCAAAAGCTCATTGATCTGTGCAGTCTGTTCGTTGTTGATCTGCACTAACTGGCTGATCAATTGATGTGACTGACTGATCAATTGAATCAACTGAT